GCTACTGGTGCTGTATCAGGTGATGTAATTACTGTAAGTATTACTCCTACAAGTTCAACTAATAAAATATTAATAATTCCAACACTTTCGGTTACTGCTTATGCTAATTTTATATATCTTTATAAAGATGGGTCTTTAATTTCTGATGCTATTGGTGATGCAAGTAGTACCAGTGGTGTAGCTAGAGCGTCATTTGCAACTAGCGGTAATGTTTTAGCAAATATGACTCACACTAATATGTATTTAGATACTGCTGGTGGCACTTCAGCAATAACATATAGTATTAGACTACAACACAACCAAAATAGCACACAGACTGTATATCTAAATAGATCAGCAGATAATGAAGCAAGTCCAGTTATAGCAAGTTATATTTTTGCACGTTACATTTCGACATTAACTGCGGTGGAGGTGTCAGCATGAGTTTAGATCACACAGCGATAAGAAAGGCATATCCTGATGCTGTAACTATTGATGATAGTACAGGTGCTTTTAAAGCAGATGGCTCTAAAATTAATTTAGATCAATCTCTGATAGATGCTGCACGAACCACATTAAATGCTGAAGCAGCAGCTATAGCTTATCAATCTGTTAGAAAGCCTCTTTACCCATCTTTAGGTGACTTTGCAGATGCTATGTACTGGAATAGTAAGGGAGATTCTAGTAAACTTACAGCATATTACGCAGCCTGTGAAAAGGTTAAAACAGACAACCCAAAACCTAGTTAATTATGAGTACATTAGCAGTCGGTACAATTAAAAGCATTTCATCTGCAGCGCCAGTATTTCAGAATACGAGTGGAACTGAAATTGGACAGCTTGCTAAAGTATGGGTGACATATGAGCAAACTACAGATACAGTTGAAAGATCATTCGGTGTATCAAGTGTAAGTGATGATGGCACTGGTGTTTTTACAGTTAACTTTACAACAGCTTTTGCAAATAACAAATATTGTGTAGCACTTGCTGACAGTGCTCCTGTTTATTCAGGTGCTGGTCATTGTCATACAAGTTTATATTTCCATAATATTAACACTGGTGATTGTGAGTTTGCTACGTTTCATGATAGCAATAGTGGTCTTAGAGCAGACTCAAACCCTGTTTGTTGTGTATTTTATTTTTAATTATGTCAACACTTAAAGTAACTACAATTCAAGATACAAGCGGTGGTAATGCTTCAACATCAGAACAAATAGCACAGGGTAGAGCAAAAGCATGGATTAGTTTTACTGTTTCAGGTGGTACACCTTCTGAAGATGACAGTTTTAATATTTCTTCTATAACTGATAATGCTAGGGGAGATTTTTCTTTCAATTTTGCAACAGCAATGGCAAATACTAATTATGTTTATTTATCAACCTCTGAAGTAGGATCTGGAAATATAAGTATCCCTCAATTAATAGCTAATTCAGTTACAGGTAGAACAACAGCAGCCGTAAGGTTCCAATATTTTCAAATTCAAACTCTTAGTGGCGGTGGTAATACTGTTGAGCCTGCTGCTGCTGCAGTTGCAATTTTTGGCGATTAATAATTCTTTGATATACTAAAAGAAAAAACTTATGGCTAATTCAGACAAAAGATTTATCTATGCTAATGATGATGGTGGTATTTCTATTGTCATTCCAGTAGATAATTGTGGTTTAACTTTAGATCAAATAAAAGATAAAGATTGCCCTAGTGGTAAGACAGTTTATACTGTTGATAAATCTGCAATTCCTACAGATAGGAGTTTCAGAAATGCTTGGACTTACACGGAGTAAAACATGGGATTTGGTGTTGACATGGCAAAAGCCAGAGAAATTCACAAAACCAACATTCGTGCTGCAAGAACTCCAAAACTTGCTGAACTTGATGTTGAATTTCAAAAGGCATTAGAAACAGGTGCAAGTACAACTGATATTGTTGCTAAAAAACAAGCATTAAGAGATGCTCCTGCTGATTCTGGTATTGATTCAGCAGCAGATACAGATGCACTAAAAGCACAATGGAAAACTGATATACTAGGCACATCACCATATAGCTAATGGCAATAGCACCTGGAACATATAATATGACCGTTCAAAGAAGGTCGGATCACAGTGTTCCTATTGTGCTGAAAGATAACAGTGGAACAGCAATAAATTTAACAGGATATACAGTAGCAGCACAGGTCTGGGATGAATCACGTTCCACAAAATATGCAGATTGGGCTGTTACTTATACAGATAGATCAGCAGGATCTTTTTCTATAGCATTGACAGACACCCAAACAGCGACATTCACTCCAGAAATATTAGCTTACGATGTGTTATTAGTTGATGGATCAGGTCTCAAAGAATATTATTTAGAGGGTAAGATATTTATGAGTGAGGGTTACACAACCACATGAGTCAAGTCAACATTACAACCACTAAAAATACTGTTACTGTTAATGGTGAGACAAGAGTTGTAACGGTGGCAACTCAGGGACCTCAAGGACCTGGTTCAGATTTTTCTTTAAATTCAACTAATAAAGTTGATGGATCTGTTATTTACTATGACTCTAGTTCTGCTACATTTAAGGCAGATGCAACCACTACCAAACTTACACTCGTTAACGGAGGAAATTTTTAGGCCATGTCTAACACTATAAGAATTAAAAAAAGAGCAGCAAGTGGATCGGCAGGTGCTCCTTCTAGTTTATCTCCATCAGAATTAGCCTTTAACGAAAACGATCTGAAATTATATTATGGTTTTGGTGATGACGGTAATACTCCACCAGAAGCAAGTTCAATTATTACTGTTGGTGGTACTGGGGCATTTTTTGATAAAGCAACATCTCAAACTGCAAATAGAGTTTTAGCTGCACCTAATGGAAGTAATGGTGCACCTACATTTAGAGCTTTAGTAGCTGCTGATATTCCTTCTATTGCTCATACCAAAATAAGTGATTTTGATGCAGGTGTTCAGACAAATAGAGTAGACGAATTAGCTGCTGCAACCAATCCAGTAACAGGAGTTACGCCTACAGCCGATGCTCATTTTGCAACGAAAGGATATGTAGATGGTGTCAGCCAGGGATTAGACATTAAAGATAGCGTTAAGGTTGCTACTACTGCGAACATTACACTTTCTGGAACGCAAACTATTGATGGTGTTGCTGTTTCTGCTGATGAAAGAGTTTTAGTTAAGAATCAAAGTACAGCAAGTCAGAACGGACTGTATCTTTGTAAAGCAAGTACATGGGTAAGAACAGATGATTTAGCTGCTGGTGTCGATGCTGCTGGAATGTTCACCTTTGTTGAACAAGGATCTACAAATGCCGATCAGGGTTTTGTTTGTAGTTCTGACAAAGGATCTGCTGTTGTCGGCACTAATAATTTGTCTTATACACAATTTAGTGGTAGTGGGTCTATTACTGCTGGAGATGGGCTTGATAAAACTGGTAATGAACTAAGTGTTGACCTTAAAGCTAATGGTGGTCTTGTAATTGAGTCAACTGAATTAGCTGTTGATTTAGGTGCTAGTTCAATAACAAATACTCTTGCAATAGCAAATGGTGGAACGGGTGCTACAAGTGCAAGTGCAGCAAGAACAGCCCTTGGATTGGCTATCGGTTCAAACGTACAGGCTTTTGATGCTCAGTTATCTGATATTGCAGGTCTTACACCTTCTGACAGTAATTTTATTGTTGGAGATGGGTCAAATTTTGTACTTGAGAGTGGATCTACTGCAAGAGCAAGTTTAGGTTTAGCAATCGGAACTAATGTTCAAGCCTATGATGCTGATTTAGACAATTTATCAGGCATGCAATCAGGTGCTTCTTCTGCCTTGGCTGCAATAACCTCAACTGAATTACAGATACTTGATGGTGCAACTGTAACTACAGCAGAATTAAATTTATTAGATGGAGTTACGGCTACAACAAACGAATTAAATATTTTAGATGGAGTTACTGCAACTGCTTCTGAGCTTAATATTTTAGATGGTGTAACAGCCACCACTTCTGAACTAAATATAATGGATGGGGTTACAGCAACGACTACCGAGCTTAACCACACTGACGGAGTTACTTCTAATATTCAAACCCAACTAGACGCTAAGCAAGCATCTAATTCAAAACTTACAGAATTAGCAACAATGGGTGCTAACACAGCAAGTGCTTTAGCTGATCTAACACAAGCTGAAGTTCAGATATTAGATGGAGCTACAGTTACAACTTCTGAATTAAATATATTGGATGGGGTCACAGCGACAGCTTCCGAACTTAACATAATGGATGGAGTGACGGCTACAACTGCTGAACTTAATTTTACTGACGGAGTTACGAGTAACATTCAAACTCAATTAGATGCTAAACAGGCTGCGGATGCGGACCTAACTGCATTATCAGGTTGTCAAACTGGTGCTGCTGCTGCATTAGCACTTCTTACATCAACTGAAGTTGCGATATTAGATGGAGCAACTTTAACAACAACTGAACTAAATTATGTAGATGGTGTTACTTCTGCGATCCAGACGCAGCTAGATGCAAAACAAGCTAGTGATGCAGAATTAACTGAGTTAGCAACAATGAGTTCTGGAACGGCTTCTGCACTTGCTGATTTAACAGGAACAGAAGTTGGAATACTAGATGGTGCTACGGTTACAACAACTGAATTAAATATTATTGATGGTAATACGGCTGCAACATCAACAACTCTTGCTACAGCAGATCGTATGGTGATGAATGATAATGGAACGATGAAACAAGTTGCGTTGTCTGATCTGGTTACATTTTTGGAGGATGGAGCTACATCTGGTTTTGATCTAGATGGTGGAACTTTTTGAGCCATAGGAGGTAAAGGCCAATGGCTAATGTTATTAAGCTAAAACGAGGTACAAGCACACCTACAACAAGTGATATAACAAGTGGCGAGGTTGCCTTAGATACTTCTGCTAAGAAACTATTTGTCAATGATGGAGGTACTGTAAAGGAGATTGGCGGTGGAGGTGGACTTAGTTCAGATGCTCAAAATAATACCGTAGGCGGTAGTAATGCAGGAGATAGTTTTAGTGGTACTGACGCACAAAATAACACCTTAATTGGATTTAATGCTGGAACTGGCATAACCACAAATGATTTTACTACTGCTGTTGGATCAGAGGCTTGCACTGGTGATTCAGGGTATAACGTTGGTATTGGCTATGAAGCATTAAAGGTCAATGCCACTACATTTGGAAAAAACGTCGCAGTGGGTTTTCAAACTGCAAGAGCTTTAACTACAGGCCAGCAAAATGTGGTATTGGGAGACGGTAGTGGAGCCTCAATGACCTCTTCAACTAGAAACGTCTTAATCGGAAGCGGTGCTGCAGGATCATTGACCAGTGGTGAAAATCACATATTTATTGGATTTAGGTGTGGTCGCGTACAAGAAACTGGAAGGCGAAATGTTGGTATTGGTTATCTTTGCATGTATAACTCTACTGAATCAGAATACAATGTAGCACTTGGATACAGAGCAGCGTATGATTTAAGCACGGGCGATAATAATACAATTATTGGAACTGATGCAGGTAATACAGGTACAAATGACCTTACTACTGGATCAAATAATATTCTATTAGGACATGATGCAGCAGCTAGTTCAGCAACAATATCTAATGAAATTACTTTAGGTGATGGCAACATAACTAAATTTAGAATACCAGGTCTTAGTTTTTCTATAAATGCTTCTGCTGTAACTAATGGTGGTGCTTTTTATGAAAATGCTAAAACTGTTGCTGCTGACTATACTTTAAGTGGTTCTAATGCAATGGCAGCAGGTCCTATAACTATAAATTCAAGTGTCACCGTCACTGTAAGTTCTGGTGATACCCTCACTATTGTTTAATTATGGCTGAACGTACCACAGAAGAAATTTCAAAGATTTTTACAAACGCTGGAGATAGCGTTACCGTGATTAATGAACTTGCAGCGTTATCATCTTTGACAGATGAAGAAAAAGATAGAGTAAAGAGAAACGTAGATCATCTTGAGATTATTAAAGGTTACAAAAAAGAAGATGGTACAACAAGTATTTGGACAACTGAGGACTTCACAGAGCAAGATGCTGCGGTTACACTAGGAAAAACCCTTTATTAATGAAAGAAACTATTGAAAAACAAATCCTTGAATGGCAACAGGAAATAATAAACCAAAGACAGTATATTTTACGTTTAGAAGGTGGGGTACAAGCATATCAATTGTTACTGGCAGAAATTAATAAAAAAGAAGAAAAAACAGGAACTATAGATTTAGGGGTAAAAAACCAAAAAAAGTAGAAGGGATACTCGTAAGAGAGTGTCCTGTTTGCGGTACAACTTTCAATACGATGGAACAACGTAGGATTTATTGTTCTGGTGCATGTAAAACTAGATCAAGCAGACTTAATAGTGTTAAATAATTTCCTATGCGTTATTCCTGCCATGACATAAGCTGGTGCTATACCTATAATTAGCAGTAACATAAAAATTTTTAAATATATGCTAAATCGCATCTGTCAAATTTTGAGCATTGTTTCATTTGTAATGGTAGCTTCCATGAGTGGTGGAGCGTACTTTGGTTACAAGTATGTAACTTCAGAACAGTTTAAGTCAAAAGTAATGAATGAAATCCTTGGTAATGTACAGGGTATGATGCCAAAAATATTAGATAATGGTTTACCTAAAATGACAGGTCCATCTATGCCGATAATAAAATGAAGTGTTACTGGTGCGATGATGAATTAATTTGGGGTGGTGACATTGATATAGATGAATCTATGCCGACTTATCCTGAGTTTTCTGTAATGACTAACCTATCCTGTCCTAAATGTTTTGCGGAAGTAGAGATTCTGAAAAAACGAGATGCCTACGATTAAAGTACCTGAGATAAAAATACCGAAGATAGATATACCAGAAACACCCCTCGTACCAGAACACGTTTTAACAGGTAATATTCCAGGTTGTAATTTATATCACAGAGATTTAGAGATAACAAAAAATCCTAGTATTTTATATAACGATAGAAACGCATATATAACTTGCCCAGAAGGAGAGATGCCTTCATTTAATCCAATAGAATACGATCCAAGTAAACTTATTAGAACTGTAACGCCTACGCAATCAGAACAACAAGCAATATATCAACCACCTATTGTGCCACAACCTAAAAAGAAAGTAGAAAACGTAGAACCACCACCATGTCCTGATTTATCTCGTGTATTACCTGTAGGAAGTTTTACATCAGACTTAAGAACTCAAAGGATTATTGGTTATAAACGTGCTAAAAATGAGGTAGATTGCGTACCAATTCTTGAAGAAGTCACTTTCATTAAATCGGTATTACCTACGCCTAGTGCTGCTCTTAATGTTGTTACTATTTCTTTGTTGGCTGCGAGTAGTCCAGCTATTTTGGCTCTCCTAAAAGGACTTTCTAAGACTGTTTTTAAAAAAGCTATTGCTCGTTTTAAAAAAGATAAGTTAAAATAAAAACACCCTATTTGCCACGGCAATGGATAGGGCGTCTAGGTAGGCAAGTTTAACCGTGCTTGCCTACTGCTTTAATTTGTGATTATGAGGAATAACTTGATTAGGTACAGTTGTTAAAACCACGTTACGGCAACTAACAGCATCTTCTCCTACATACTTAACACCAAGTTTTAGTTGCTCGGCACATATTTTAAGACGGTTGAGATTGACTTCTAATTTCTTGGCATCAAGCATAAACTCCTGATACTTTCTGTAGGTTTGTGCAGCCTGTAAACATTCCTTATTAAAACCTCCACCTCCAAGTGGTATCTGAAAACTAGCAGTGATTCCATAATTTAAGTTATATACTGTCTGGTCTAATCGTTCCTGTTCTGCAACATATAAAATGTTCCCAGGATTAAGCAACTGGCCTGTATCACTGTCTTTTGCAGTGTCATAAATATTGGTTCGAGAGATTGTACTTCTTGGAAGGGAAAAATTTTCTCCTTTAGTGACAAAGGGAGTGATAGCCAAAGTAGGAAGTTGGCATTGTATTCCATTTGAAAATCTATGAGTTGGGAAGTTGCCATTTATTGTCTGATACCCATTATTAATCACCGTACCAGAGGAACTGGCCGAAGGCGAACTTATTGTATTACTAGCATATACAGGACTTGTAAACAGTAACCCTATTGGGAAAAGATACTTAAGGAAGTTGTTTGAGTTTCTATAGTTTGAGTTCGATTTATTACGGAAACTGCATCCAATCCTGGTGCAAGGAAATTTTCTACGAGAGAAAAGTCCGAGCCTTCTGTCACTATTGTCCACTGAGGTTTGCTTGTTAATTCTGGCGTTACCCATTGAAAATTAACTGCTCCATTGCCTGTGTTCTGGCTTGTTGTATATGTCGCATTAGGTGAGATATATGAATCTGTTTTAATATTATGGCCTTGTACTGTATAGCTGAAACCTGTTCTATAGTTTTCAGTAACAATAGTTTCTTGGATCGTAGATACGCTACGACTAGAGGATTCCATCTGGCCTGTTGTGAACCTTGGAGTGATACTTCCTGCATACGCACTAGGCACTGTAAGAAACAGGCATAGAAACCATCTCATTAATCAAGGCCAAGAGTGATAGTGGACTGAAGAGTTGCAGTTGTACCAGCACCCATATCAGATAGGTTTACTGTCAATGCTTGCCCACTATCCAATGTAATAGCAACAGATCCTACATCACCACCTGATGTAACTGTGTTTTTACCAAG